CCCAGGGGCGCTCGTGGGGGGTCATCGCTGGTACCCCCGCCGCTTGGTCGACTTCTTCTTGGGCGGGGCGATGCGGGGCTCACCGAGCGCGACAACCGCGGGCGGCGAACTGCTCAGGTAGTCGATGGCCCGCTGGAGGATCGCCACGTCCTCATGTGCCGCGCCGAGCAGCTTGTGGTTGCACCGGGTACACAGGAGCCCACGGATCACCCCGGACTTGTGACAGTGGTCGACGGCCAACTTCCGCGCCCGTGGGCGCTGGAGGCAGATCGCGCACCGCCCCCCTTGTGCCAGGAACATGAGGTCGTACTCGTCCTGCGTGATGCCGTACTTGGTCCGCAGGCTGTACTCGGCGGCGTAGTCGGTCTGACATGGTGCGCAATAGGCGGCGGCCTTGCCTGTCGCGCGGCGACCAAACTCAGCCACGGGCTTGACCTGGTTGCAACGCGGGCAGGTGCGCTCGGTTACCTCAACGGGCTTAGGCGTGCGAAGCCTGCGCTCGGCAGCGGTCAGCCGGGGGCGCGGCGTCCCACGACGCTCACGACAGGGGGCGCAAAGGCGGGAGCCCCTTCCGGGCTCCTTCTCGCCGCCACAGTCCTGACATGGCTTGAGCGGCTTGCCCCACTTGCCGAGCGAGACTTCCCGCACCCGGTCACGGCGACACTCCTCAGAGCAGGCGATCCGCGCCTTCCCCTCCAGCGGCTTGCCGCAGACCACGCAACCGAGCGCGATGATCGGGTCGCTCATGCCGCCTCCTGGTCGAAGGTGTCCAGTACCCGCACGCAGAACGCGGCGAGGGCGTTCGGGTCCACGCCGAGGACGTAATCGAGCTCCGACCACAGGGCGCGGGCCAGGTACGCGGTGCGGAGGTCCAACGGAGTGCCCCCGCTGCCGGCTGCAGACCGCGCCGACCCGGCTGCTCCGTTTCGTGTAATGGGGTCGATGGGACCGGCAGCGGGGGAAGTCATGCCGTCACCTCGTCAAAGAGGGACTCAGGCTGGATGTCGTCGGTGTCCACCGCAGCGAGATTGCGGATTGCCTGCTCGAAGTACGAGGGCTTCAGTTCGCATCCGATCCCGACCCGGCCCAGGCGGACCGACTCGTAAACCTCGGACCCGACCCCCATGAACGGGGTAAACACGACCTCCCCCGGCGACGTCCGCAGTTGGACGTAGCGCGCGATGACGTCGAGCTGGAGCGGGTGGACGTGCTTCTCGTCGTCGGGGTCCTTGGCGTCACGGAAGGGCAGGACGTGATCGAGTCGCACGTCGTCCCACACCGACGAGGCGTAGCGCCTCCAGATCCAATGCGAGTAGCGGTTCTCGGTCTGCTTGCCCTGCCAGTTCCGGTACCGCAACAGGTCGGCCGGCACCGACTCGGACCCGGCGTAGTAGTCCAGTCCGGTCGGATGCTCGGCGGGCTCGGACGTTCCTCGCTTGCGGAAGATGAGCAACTCGTCCGCCGACGCCACTCCCCCCATCGCGCCGTCCTCGCAGATCGTCCGATGCGAGAGGTTGTGCTGCATCGTTCGATTACGGACGGCGAGGGGCTCCTTCCAGATTGCGTGGCGAGCGATCCAGTCCCACCCGTTCTCTTCGTGGAGTCGGATCACGTCGCCAGGGAAGTCGAACAGCGAGTCGGTCCCCGAGTTAGACGACGGGATCGGCGCCGCGTGGACGCCGGTCGTGCGCCCGGGCTTTGTCAGGCGGTGAATCTCCTTGACGAACATCCCGTAGTGTTCGCGGAACTCACCGTAGTTCCGGGCGTTGGACACGTCGCGGTCGCTGGACGAGTAGTGGTACAGACCAGCGAAGGGCGGGGAGTAGATCGAGCCGTGAATGGACCCGTCCGGCATTCCGGCCATGACGTCCATTGAGTCGGCGTTGTAGATCGCCCAACGGTCCGTAATCTGCTGATTCAGGACGCCAGCCATGCCGGGACCTCCATCTTCTTGTCGTAGGTCACCCGGTCCACGTCGCGGGCGTCGTTCATGTGCTGGACAAGGGCGGTGAACATGGCGTCGGCCTGGTCCGCCTTGCGGCGCAGGTTCGCCAGGACGTTGCGGCCGCCCTCTGTGGCGATGACGTGGACGGTCACCTCGTCCTGCTGGCCGAACCTCCACATACGGCGGACGGCCTGATACCACTGCTCGTAGGAGTGGGACGGGAAGTAGGTCATCCGGTGGGAGTGCTGCCAGTTCAGTCCCCAGGCGCCGATTGCCGGCTTGGTCACCAGGAACGGGATGTCACCCGTGGTGAACCCGCGGAGCTTCTCTTCCTTGGCTTCCGGCGAATCCGAGCCCGACACCTCGACCGCGCCGGGAATCAGTTGGGCCAGCAGCCGGGACTCGTCGTTCAGGTGGCACCACGCCACGCCGGACTCCGCATCGGCAAGGGCGGCGGCCGCGGCCTCGCACCGTTCGCGGAGGGTGCGGCGGTTCTCTTCCCGCTCTTCGCGGAGCCCCACGGCGGGAACGTCGAACAGGGTTCCCTCGGCGGGTCGCTCGGCCTCGACCTGGCGTTCGTCCACGACCAGGCTGGGGAGGGTGAATCCACCGTCGTCATAGCCGTAGTCCGAGGGCTTGCGGATCGCGCGCGCCCAGGTGGAAACCCACTTCCAGAACGGCTCTTCGGCATGGCCCTTGAGACGCCACTCAACGTTGTCGCCACCCATCCCGCGGCCGCGAGATGACGTGCTACGCAACTTGTTCGTGAAGAATCGCGTCAGCATGTCCATGTACCCGAGCCCGCCGAGCGCCTCGGATGACGTACCGAGTTCGGTCCAGTCATTCGGGGCGGCGGTTGCCGTGGCGAGCAGTCGGTAGGGCAGGACCCGGGCGAACTCCGTGATGGCGGCCTTCGTGGTGCCGTCAAACGACTTGAGGATGCTGGACTCGTCACACACAATCCCGGCGAAGTCGAACGGGTCGAACTTGCTGAGCTGCTCGTAGTTCGTGACGGTGATCGAGGCGTGAACCTTCCCGTCGCGGGACAGCGCGGCGTCGTGACCGAACTTCTCCGCCTCGGAGACGATCTGGAATCCGACAGCGAGAGGGGTCAGTAGCAGTACGGGCTTGCCGGTCTTGCGGTGGACCTGCTCGGCCCACGCCAGACTCATCGGAGTCTTGCCCATGCCGCAATCCGCGAACAGCGCGCCGCGTCCTTGGCGGACGGACCACTCCACGAGATTCCGCTGGAAGTCGAACAGGTGCGCCGGGAGGTTGTCAGGCTCGAACCCGCCCCGGTTGGTCGACTGGGCCTTGCGCGCCAGGAACTCCGCGTAGGTACTCACGCGCCCACCCACTCCGCGCACGCACTCCCCCGCACCGTGGGACGCCGGGACGGGGCGTACCCCGCGCGCCGGATCACTCCCTCGGCCTTCGCGCGCTTGAACGCACACCCCCACCACGACGACCGCTCCGGCTCGGACAGGCCCAGGGCAAGGAGGTCGTAGGCCTGGAAGGGGCGGCCCGTGGCGGCGAGGGTTCGGATCGCCTCAAGGCAGCCGGCCAACCACCACGGGTCCAGGTGGTCGGTCGTGTTCGGCGGGTCGAACAGCGTGGGCTGGTTCATGCCCCACCGCCCAGAAGTTCGCGCTCCCAATCGGCCAGTGGCTCGGGCTCGAAGATCACTTCGCCGTCGCTGAGGTCGGACCACTTGCGCGCAGCGAGGTCCACACCTACGGCAACCCAGGAGCCAATGGAGTTGCGTACCCAGGACACGCCGCTCTTGACGACGACGGAGTTGACGGGCGGCTCGGCGGGCTCGAGCAGGGTCAGGGCTCGGGCCTCAAGCGCGTCGTCCGAGTAGGCGCCGTCAAGCTTCACCAGGAACACCTCGGGGGTGGTCCCGTGCCTCGTCACGGTCCCCGTCGCGGTCACGCGGTCACCGACGCGCAGGGGGCGGCTCACAGCGCGTCCTCCGTCTTGCGAAGGAAGCACCGCATCACCGCGGCCTCGGCGCGCTCTCGCTTCACCCGTTCCCGGTGAAGCGCGGGCGTGTAGGCGGCCCACATCCCGGCTGCGGTGAGGCCGGAGACGAGCAGCCCCCACAGGAGGATCGGCGCGGAATCCATCACGACCACCGGCCCGACAGGAAGGCCCGCTGCGAGGCCGTGGGGCCGTTGAGCTGGCGGTAGGGGTCGACGCCGAGGATCAGGTCGCACGCCCGGTGGAGGGCGAGGGTCAGGGTTGCCAGGATGGTCATGCCGCCTCCCCGATCGGCCCCATGACACTGACCCACGGGCCGGTGAGGGTGTCGTACTGCTCGGGGGTGATGAGGTCGCGGACGACGGTCGCAAGTGCGGCGTCCCGTGCGGCGTCCCGTGCGGCGGCCCCTGCGGCGGCCCATGCGGCGGCCCGTGCGGCGGCCCATGCGGCGGCCCCTGCGGCGGCCCGTGCGGCGGCCCATGCGGCGGCCCATGCGGCGGGCCTTGCGGCGGCCCCTGCGGCGGCCCGTGCGGCGTCCCGTGCGGCGGCCCCTGCGGCGGCCCCTGCGGCGCGAATCTGCTCCGCCTGCTCCGGGGTTAGCGCCGCAGCCTGACGGACCAGGAACACGACCTCCCGCCACATCGGGCCGAACGTCGCCTCCAACTCCGCATCCGTGACGTGAACCGAACGCAGCACGTCCAGAA